GCCTTCGGTGAGTTCCGCGAGGATAGGGTTTTCGATTTCCTCAGCAACCACCTCAACGGCATCGAGCTTTGCAATGAACTTGTCAAACTCTCCCGGCACAACGATCTTGGCTTGCTTAGATGCTTCCCACGCTAAGAACGCGAGATCCTCAACACCGATACCGTTCGCCATGTCTGACGCTTTACGCTTGAACCTTCGTTCCCATGCGACAAGTGTGACGAGATTAGTTGTCACTTCGTATGGGTCTTTGCCTGCTTCTGTCACCTTTAGGTGCAGTTTCATTTCTTCTCGCTTTCGTGTCGGACCGGTACGCGGTCAGATTTATGGGTTCGTCGTGTCCTCGGTATAAACACCACCATTGAATGTCACGGAGATAGTTCCGAGAGCACCCAAAGATGTGACTACTGGCAGAGCTGCCAAGAATGTTCCAGTAAATGTCAAGCCCGGGTTTGTTGCCGAATCAACTGCGCTAGTTGGCTTCACGATCACATTGGTGGATGTGCCGACAAGACCCTTGAGTGTTGCCCAAGTTTCAGTCGCTGCAAAGCTTGCGTAGAAGTCAAGTGTGATTGAGTGTGATCCGAGACCTGACACATACTTGCGTGATGTGTCGCCGAAAGCGGTTGCTTCGAGCTGGTCGTAGTTGATGTTCACGGTCGCGCCGGTGCACTGATCGCTGAGATCTACTGCATTGACGGTGACTACTGGTGACGAGAGGTATGTGCTAGTTGCCATGGTTACTCCTTGGATGCTTTCTTAGGTTTAGTTTTAGCAGGTTTTTCTTCTTCGGTGGTTGATACCTCAGCTTCAATGATGAAGCCACCAACCAGAAGCGCGCCGACATTGATGCCAGCCTTCGGCTCGAATATCTCACCGATCTTGCCAAGCTTCTCAGACGCGATTACATAGTTCATGCGGTTTGCGCCTGTACTTCGATCATCATTTCGTATGCCGGGAGAACTACGCCACCGACATCGACGCTCGTCGGGGATCCTGAGGTCGCTCCGACATTTGCGGTCATTACAGCTGCAGCCATGTTCAAGATGTTACCCAAAGCGTCAGAGTTGCCCGGACCCATTGAGATGATCTGGACGGGGAAGGTCATTTTGGCGATGTTGTAGTTCCACATTGTGAAAGATGGTGCCGAAATAAAGACACACGGTGGACGGAGATTTCGCGGATCCGTCACCACTTGCAAGCCAGTCGCGGTTGCCAGTTTCGTTCCCAACGCGCTCATCGCATTGTTGAATAGATCGGTGTAGTTGGAGACGGTCATGCGCAGGCTGGGCGATCAATGCCTAGAAGTTGTTTGATCTGACCGTTCATTCCAGCTACTGGTGTTTGACCCATGTCCTGATATGAACTAAAAACATCCACGGTCCCACGGCTCTTGTACAACATTCCTGCATACATGACAGTTCCCAAATAGACATCTTGCGATGCCACTGTGGTCAGCGAGTCAATGTATCCAGCTTCTTGTCGTCTGCGATAGCAGAAGATGTTCGCTGCAGCTGCACAAGTTGTTACAAAAGCCTGATCGCCAGCTGTCGCAACGGAGATGCCCAGCCAGTCGAGCACATTTTGCTGTGTGATCCATGTGCAGGTCTGCGTGTATGTAACTGTGCCGGTCGCAGCTACACGCGAAACATTGCTTGCAGTTTTGGCGTAAAGCACCTGATTTTGCACAGGCACTTCGTAGTCATACAGCAGGTCGCCTTCGGTATCAATGCCAATGTACAGATATTGTGGCAATGCGCGAACGACAAGATTGCTGCCGTTGAATGTTGCATCTACTGACGCGACCGTAATTGACTCGCCGACTGCAATCTCGCTGGGGGTCAGGAGTTGCAGTACGGCGTAGTTGTCAATCAGATACTTTTGGGTAACGCTGTAAACAGCCATGAGCGGATGCTCCGCTCTCGACTAAGCCTGTGTGATCTTGCGGATCATTCCACCAATTGCAGCGAAGGTTGAAACATAGCCGTGGAAACTCATGGTGCGACCCAAAAGGCTAGGATTCTCGATGCTCATTAGCCCACGAATTGACTCGTAGTACTCGAACGCATCGCCTTGACCTTGACCAACACGGGTGATGATCATGGTCTTTGCAGCAAAGTTGCTGTCTACTACCAACTGCAATCCGAGTGGGTTGCCGTTCCAAGATGATGCAGCTTGTGAACCGAGTGCGTTCATGCCGGACAATCCGTTTGCAATCAACGGGAACACTGGTCGTCCGTCTGTGCCGATGAGCTGTCCGAGCTGAGCCCAGACATCGACTGACACGAACATGTGGGTAGGCAACCAGTTGCGTCCACTTGAGATGTCATTTGCTGCGTCGTACACGCTCTTGAGTAGGTCGGTTACTGTTCCGTCCCATACGCCTGATGCGTTTGCTGCGGCAAGCAAGTTGTCTGCTGCAAGGTTGTCCGATGCGATCATGTACTCACCCATGAGGTCGTTCAAGATCAACTGCATTGCTGCTGGGTTTGTGAAGTCGATGTCCTGTTGTGACAGTGTGACTTGTCCTGCAAGCGTGGTCTTTGCAACTGAGTTAGATGCGATCACCATGGTGGTTGCAGATACTGCCGACAATTCTGTTGATTGTGACCCAACGCTGGTGTGCGTGGTGATGGTTGGACGAATGAAAGTCTTTGACTGTCCACCGTCTGGGAAAGCGCGAGCACCAAGAACATCAACTACTGGGCGCAAGAAGTTCAAGTCCTGAACCAATGGTCCAAGAACTGGAACTGGCAAAAGACCCGGAGTATCTGTGGTCAATACATCGCCAGCTGCTGCTTGCAACGCTGTTTTCTTTGATGCGCTGTATTCTGCGACTGCTTTGTTCATGTTTGCAAAAGTGTCTCCACCGATGTGATATGCAGCCATGAACTCGCCTGCGCTCGGCACGACAAACTCTTTTTTAGCTTGTGCGAAAATTGGTGCAGTTGGGATTGTTGCCTCGACTGCTGGTGCGGTTACTTCTTGCATTGGTTGCTCCTGTTCTGGGATTACTTCTTGATTATTGCTTACTTCTTCTTCTGGTTGGTGGATACTCGCAGCGACTTTTGTGATATTAGCCATGTCGCCGAATGCGCCGATTGGGACAAGCGAAAGCTCCATCCAGTCGGCAGCTTCAATGACCATGGTTCCGTCTTCGTCATACGAGAACTTTGTTGGATTTACACCGACAGAAACTTGGTCAATTGTGCCATCGGCAGCCATGACTAGCGCGTCGTTGCCGAGTGTGGTTGCGCTGATTTTGGCGCTGAAAAGCATTCCTTCTGGGGTGTCCACACGCTCAGTCACAACTCCGACTGGCTGGCTTGCGTCATGGTACATGAACAGTCTCGGGGATTTTCCTTCGACTGGCAATGAGCCCGGACGGAAGATCACAGCTGTTCCATCGGAAACTATTGCTGGCACATTGTATGGCGCTGCCATTCCCGAGATCGAGCGTCGTGGTTGATCGCCTTGTGCAGCGTCAAGTGTAAAGTCTCCTGCAATTAGTTTGATCATCGGTTCGCCAATCTTTCCTGAGTGTTTTCTTCTACTGGTTCATCTTCACGATCAGCCATGTAGTTCTCTTCTAAGTATCCTTCTGCGTCGTATTCTACATAAGTCCCGTTCGGGAGTATGGAATTGAGCGAGAACGCTTCTGCGATTGCTTCTGCATAAAGTTTTACGCCGAAAATGTACAAATCTGCTCGTGCTTGCTGTGATGACTGGTAGCTGTAGGAGCCTGTGCTCACTCCGACCAAATATGGCGGAACATTGCCAAGACGCGCCATCTCCAACGCAGAATAATTAGCGGATTCAATAAGAAGCATTTTGTCTGGGCTCATCGTGGTTGCTTCATACGAAAGAAATTCATTGAGCGCTGCAGTCTGGTTCGTTGCTCGAGCAGCGTTGAAAGATGCTGCAAGATCCGCCAGCTCTTGTGCGCTAAGCGGTTCTCCGCCAGTCTGCTTGAGAATGCCAGCAGGTATTGACGAACTGGCGTTTCTATTGCGCGCCGCTTCTACTTTGAGCGCGGTTTCTACAGCTGAGACGCTGGTGTAAATCAAGCCTGTGGTCGGTGACAATATTTGCAGTAAATCTTGTGGATCTAGCTCTACACCGTTGAAATAGATCTGATTACTTGGCGCGAACCAGACGGGACCGGTCTGATCGGTGCTGGTGATAGATCCGACTGGTAGCCGTTGGAAGGACGCAGGATAACCATCGCTAGTTCTGCTCGTAATGTGGACGATGCTCCTGCCGTACATGTAGAGGTCATCAAAAACCCACGACATGAAATGGGCGTAGGTATTTTGTGGATCTGGTTGGCGTAACCATGATCGCGGAGCAAGGTAAACCTTTTCCATGCGTTCGCCATTCCAGACCATGTTGTACATGCGCAACGGCATACAAGAAATAACGGAAGCCATCAGATCGCGACAACGAGACACCGCTGGGATCGTCATCAGCTGGTTACGCGCTTCACCTTCTCGCCACGAATAATACTGATTGAACACATTGACGCTCGAGTTCATGTTGGCGTAACTGTTCGCACCAGCAGCAGCTGCTTTTGCAGGCTGTGGTGAGATCGCTGCTTTGTTCACTTTGCGCGAGAATATTGCCATGTCTTTACTCTTCCATAGATGGGTCGGCTTTTGGTGGAGTCGCGCATCAGGGACTTCTCCGACGAAAGGCTCGACGCACGACTCCGCGCCGATCTTAGTTCGCAACGACGACGAGCTGTGGCTTCCCTCGACTGTGTTTATTGCCAGCAACGATTGCGCTTGAAAAGATCATCGTCCTGCAAAGTTCAATCGGTCCGGGCGACCGCTGAGAGCTCACAGCAATAGATCCTTGTGTCCGAACTGATACAGCGCGCACGACATGCTCTGCTAATGCCATCTCTCCTGTATGCACGATCTGTCGTTCACGGATCAATCCTTGGACAGCTGGAGTCCACTTCAAGATCTCCGCGTAACCAACGACGACACGCCGACGCTCAATGGATGGTGGGCATTGGAGATCAATCGTTGGTGTGAGCGCGAACTGGATGCTTGGATCTTTGGCAAGCTTGGCGATGTGATCCCAAAGCTGTGTTTGTGTGTCACAAGTGAACGCGACCGTGACCCCGATTCGACCGTCCGGCAAGAGCACTGATCTGGTGGCGTAGTAATGCGAGTCGTTGAAATCAACTTCCACTGCGACCACTCCACCAGCTGGAAGTGGCTCAGAAGTGACAAGCTGGGACCAAAGACCTTGAGGAAGCCATGACCGATCGGTCGCGATCCAAAGGTTCACGCTCGAGCGTAGGAACGATGCGCGATCGGGGAGCTGTGCTTCTGACTCAATCGTGGACATCTCAAGTGTTTTCCCAAGTGCAGGGTTCGCATATGCCCACGCGACAGGATCCATCGGATCAAGATCTGGTGGCGGAGACCATTCCCGAAAATGGAAGTTTGTTGGCTGATGTGTGTCAATCAAACGCAGACCCATCTCTCGATAGCGCATCATGACCTTCGATTCTTCTGTGCCAGCTGTGGACCACATACTGAGAAGAGGGAAGCGTCGTGCGCGCATAGTTGGCGTAATACCGCCATCGATCACTTCTTCGTCAATTCCCCATACTTCGTCCACCAACGCAAGATCCACGGACAGACCGTGCGCTGCGTTCGGCTTGGCTGATCGGACTAGAAGCTTGGATCCGTCTGGAAGTTTCGCAGCTAGACGACCATAGGAGCGCGTGAGCTTTGCATCAAAGTACTGCTCGAGGATGTCAGCAATTTCTTCGTAGATCTGCGCTGCAGAGTCAAGTCGGTGCGCCATCAAAAGCACTGTCTGCTTCTCTCCTCGGATCTTTGGCATCTCGGTCAGCCACCAGCCTGAAAGAGCTCTAAGGGCAACTGACTTTCCCTGTTGGCGCGCACAAGACACAAGTGAAGTCCGAGTCACTAGCTCTACGCCAGCATCATCAGCAAAAGCCAACTGATCACGCAAAGCATTGATCTGCCATTCCATCAACTCAATCTGCATGAACTTGCGAGCCCACTCCACCACAGACTCCACATGCGATCCCAGCTGATCCGGGCTAATCGTTGCCAGTCTCGGCTGATCATGACCAGTCACCGCCAGTTCAGGCTGGTCGTCGCTGTTCGGGGAGAAAAAGAACGA